GTTCAAGCCAACGCCGTTCGTGCGGCCCACCAATCAGGATGCGGTGTTCTCGCAGTTGCTCTGCTACGGCGAGTTGACTACGAGCAACCGTGCCCGTCAGGGCTACATGTACGGCATTACGCCTGCCTAGTAGCACCTGAACAGCGGTAGTTGCCACGGGAGGCATCATGGCGAGAGGTTTCGCATACGCATACAAACAGGGTCAGCGCCCCGCAAATGAACCTGCGGGAAACTATAAGACGCTCAAACCCGAAGGTCACCCTGTTGGGTCTGACCGACGTATCCATCGCGTAAACCCCACCCCCACCCATGCTGCCCCCGTGGCAACACCATCTGTGTGCGTTGCCACCACGAAAGCCGGGGACCCCTGCAAGGGGCGCCCGGTTGGTGACACTGATTCCTGCGTCTTTCACGCGGCGTAAGGCTGCATCATGCAACTGAGCGCCATGCGCGACCACGTTCGTAACGTGGTGGACATCACGACAAACGACATCTCCGATGCGACGATGAACACGTTTATCCGTGAAGGATACGACATTATCGTGTATTCGGAGAAACGGTGGCCGTTCTATGAGGTGGCGGTGACGTTTGACACAGTTGCGTCGCAGAAGGACTACACGCTGGCGGAGGTGGGGACAAGTCTTAGTTTCGCACACGACGGTGTAACCTTTTCGGGAGGATCTGCACCTAAGAACGTCGGTTTGCGTGAAGTGGCGACAATGAAGACTACCAACCATGTGTTGGAATACATCGGCTATGACGTTGCCGATATCATGTATCCGCTGGATTCTAACACTACGGGCAGACCGTGGTACTGGTCATCGTGGAACAGCGGCACGAGTGCGTCGGCGGCGGTCACCAACCAGACGATCCGGTTGTATCCGACCCCTTCCGAAGTCCAGACAGTATCTGTTCGCGGGTACCGTAACCCAGTGGAGTTCGGGGGCAATACCGCCGTATATCGTTCAGCGATTGCGGATGCGAACACACCGGACCTGCCGGTGCCGTTTGACAACGTACTGGCGCTGTATGCACTTTACCGTGCGTACCAGCAGCAGGAAGACGCCGCCATGGGGCAACAGTACTATTCGCAGTTTATCCAAGAGTTGGACAATCTGCGGGCACGTTTTGAGGACTCCCCTGCCCCACAGCCGCTGGTGTTGAACAGCATCAGGGCATCACGGTGGATGTCACAGTCGTACCTTCCCGGCAGGTTGCGCTATTCGTGGGAGTTGTAGATGCCGCTGCAGGCAGACCGCAGGGTAGCCAAGGGGGGCGATGCCTACCGCTACGATGAACGCGCCGATTTTACCGGCGGGTTGAATCTACGCGCTGACCAGTTCAATCTCGCAGCGAACGAATCTCCGGGGTTGCTAAACGTGGATGTGGACCCGCGTGGCGGCGTTTCGCGTCGGGATGCCGTAGATGTCATCAACAATACGGCTCTGGGGGGTCACCTCCTCAGTTTGTTCTACCACTCCGATGCGTCAAACAATCAGGTTATGGTGGCTGCTACGAGCGGGGGTAACAGCACGCTGCACTATGCCACAGGGGCGGCTGGGAACTTTACGCAGGTTGCGTCGTCGGCGGGGAACATCACGATGACCGGCTTGCAACCCCCGCAGGCCGTAACATTCAACGACACAACGTACATTGTGAACGGGTCGTTGTTCGATACGTCGTATTCGGCTGTGGGTTGGGCGGGTTCCAACAACGCCACCCGGCTTACCCCGGACATAGACGGCTCTGCCGGACATTTTCCGTGCGCCCGCTATGTGGCAACGTGGGCTGAGTTCGTGTGGGCTGCTTACACGTTGGAGTCAAGCACGGCACACAAGAACCGTGTGAGGTTTTCAGCCGTAAACGACGGCGAGAACTGGACAGCCAGCGACTACATAGATATTGACATTGGCGAGGACGGTGACTACATAACCGCCATTATCCCCGATGCTGACCGGCTGCTGGTATTCAAGCAGAACAGCGTGTATGCCATTTACGGGTTCAGCCGTGATTCGTTTGAGGTGCGCAACCTCACCCGTACGGCAGGGTGCCGCGAAGGTACTAGCCCGGTGGCTGGTACGGCGGGGGTGTTCTTTTGGTACGGCGAAGATGGCGTGTTTCTCATAGCGTACGAACAGGTAGCGTGGGTGTTTGAGCGCGTCAAACCGGCGTTGGACGACGGAAGCCTGACTTTGGGCACAGCACCGTCGCTGATGTGGTTTGACGAGAAACTGTGGGTTTCGGTTGATTACCAGTCGGGCGACAACCTTGCCGGGTCGGATCAGACAAATCGACGCAACACGTTTATGTGGGACCCGTCTTTGGGCGATACGGGGGCGTGGACCCGGTATGACATCAATGCCCGCAGCCTGTTGGCTTACAGACCGTCGGGGGCGCAGCATTTTGGGTTGGCTGTCACGTCCGACGTGAACGGCACGGCAGCATTTACACGGGTAGCGAAAGTCAGTGTGGATGCCGATGTAGACGACTATGGTGCGGCAACAGCGGAGGAAATCCAGTCCTTCTACCAGACGGGATGGTTCGTGGGGAATCGTCCCACGTTTACGAAACGGTGGGGGAAGACCCGTACGGTTATGTTGGCGGACAACACCTTGACGGTACGGATGGGGATTTTCAAGGATTACGACCTGTCCACGGAGTCTGTTTCTCAATCCCAGTCGATTACCGGCCCCGGTGGGGCAGCGTCGTGGGACTCTGATCCTTCCGGGTCCGGCGATGGCGTCTGGAACGTATCGGAGTGGGCTGCTTTGGGCACCTCCAACATCTACAAGTTCTTCAGGTGGCCTACGGCTGGGACAGCCAAGGCTATTAGTTTGAGGTTTAGTGTTACGCCGTCTACGGGCGCCCGCGGTAAATGGGGGCTTACGTCGGCTGTAGCGATGTACAGGACGAGGAGATTGCGATAATGGCGGCTTTGGCTGTAACTAACTCGTTTACTGCAGGCACGTCGATTGTGGCGTCCCAGATGAACGCCAACTTTACGGACGTGGTGTCGTGGGCGACTGGGACGCCGTACCTGTCGGCGTCCGGGCAGTTGACTACGGTTCAGGGCACTTTGTCGGTTTCGCAGTTGGCGACCTTTACGGCTGGCATCAAGATTGACGGGTCGAATCCTGTCATCACGTTTGAGGGTGCGACTGCAAACGCGTACGAAACGGTTGTGAACGTGACCGATCCCACCGCTGACCGCACTATCACATTACCCGACGCTACTGGAACTGTTTCCCTTCAGGGCGATGGCAACGCTAGTGACATTTTGTCCAACTCACTCTTCAACTAAGGGAAAGCAACATGGCAACATACTCAAAGGTTCTGCTGTCTGGCGGCACGACAGGCATGAACATCAAGGTAGCCGCCAACTCCTCGGCGGGCACCACGATTCATACCGCTACGAGTGGTACGTCCGACATGGATGAAATCTGGCTGTATGCCTGCAACACGGATTCCACTGACCGCAAACTCACCATTGAATATGGTGCGACCAGCGACGACCAGCGCCTCACTGAAATAACGATTGGTGCTGAGGCTGGCTGGGTGCTGATAGTTCCGGGGCTGTTGCTACAGAACAGTTTGGTTGTGAAGGCGTTTGCTGCGACGGCAAATGTCATCAACATCAACGGGTATGTGAACAGGATTACTGCCTGATGTCTAACGCTCTGCGATACTTCGTAAGTCAACCAGTTTCCAACTGGAATGAAGCCTCGTCGTCGCCAGTTCTTGGATACAAGGTTGACACCAGCGCCGGTAACTACTCGACAACTTCGACTTCGTTTGTTGACGTACATACAACGAACGCACGGGTGGCGATTACGACGCCCGAGGATTGCACGGCCATCGCATGTCTGTTGGCCGCTTACGCTGGTAACACTGGCGGTCAGACGGTATGGCAGGCGAATACGTCGGCGGGCACCAACTACGACATCCGCCTACAGGACAACTCCTACTGGACTATCGGAGGATGTACGGCCCTCACTGTCATCACAGGGTTGACGGCCAGTACGGCGTACAACATTGATTGGCAGTTCAAGTGTAGCGCAGGAACGACAAACATCTACGGCGACTCCGTGCGCCCCAGAATGGTGGTGATTGCGCTATGAGCGTGACGACGACAAAGACGGTCAACCTCGCCCAGTTGGACGAGGAAACTGGTGGCGGTGGACTCCATTGCACCACTGTGGGCGATACCTGTGAGATCGTGTCACTGGACGGTGTATCTGACGCCGATCTCGAAGCAGCCGTCAATACCCATGTTGCTGGCCCCGAAGACACGCGGACGGTGGAGGAGAAGTTGGCTCAGTCGGGATTGAACCTCGCTGAACTGTCGGCGGCTCTTGGCTTGTAACGCGTTCGCCGCTGAATAATGAACACTCCCACCGACATCCGACAGGTAAAGATCCCGACCATAGCGGTTGGCCTGATCTTGTCTGTGGCGGTGATCGCTGGGACTATCACTTGGTCGTCTGCCCGCACGGTGGCCCGCATCGACCGTCTGGAGGAATCTGTTGAAGCGATTGAAGATTCGATGGACATGCACGCTTATGCGCGAGTGGAAGATGTTTCGCAAGACATTCGGGATCTAGAAACACGATTGGTTGCGATGGAAGAAATG